ACATCCGCTTCGATTTTCTTTGTCATCACCACATCAGCTCCTACCGCGCGATGCTCGACTTCGACTCTGACGACTGGAGTGGATGTGATTGCATTCTTGGACCGACCAATGCGGCTGCCGCAGGTGGGCTTGCGCTATAGTTATCAGTGGAAGGAATTAGCATGAAAGACTTCAAGCATACTGGTCGTGGTCCAATCTCTGGACATTCGTTTCCGTCACAGAGGGGCTTTACCGGCTCAAGCGGTCCGCTTCGCAGAGCAATCGGGGGCGTAGTCGATGCGCACAAACAGACTGACCATTCAGCGACTCCACGCGGAAAGCCCTTTATCACACAAGAATTATCAGAACACGGTGGCAAGGGAGACCTCACTTCGGGGTTCAAGCGAGGTGGTAAGGCTCGCGTGGTGCAATTCTCAGCCGGTGGCCGAGTCGTTCGTTTCGCCTGCGGAGGAAAGGTCTCCAAGTACGCCAAAGGTGGTAGTGTCAAAGACCATGAGGATGCCCGGTCTGAGTCGAAGGGCGGTGGGGATTACGCTCGAGGCGGTCGGCCGACTGGCTTTAAGAAAGGCGGGAAGAATTGGATCAAGGGAGCGGTGAAGCATCCCGGTGCTCTCCATCGTGCTCTCCACGTTCCAGAGGGGCAGAAGATTCCTCATTCGAAGATTGAAAGAGCCGAGGGTTCAAAGAATCCCCGAGTTGCACGTGAGGCCCGTCTGGCCGAGACCTTAGGGAAAATGCACCACAAGGGGTAGGGTTCCACAATGAAGTATCTTTCACGTCTACTGATAGCGCTTGCGCTTGCAGTATCGCCCACCTTAGCGTCGGCACAGCTATCGTTGATCAACTGTGCACCAGCCATTCCCTGTACGATCCTGGGCCCCTCGACTACTGGAACCGGAGACCAAGCGTGGTTGGCATTCGGAAAGGCCAACCAGAATTTTCTTAACTTACAGACCCAGATTCAAACGGTCTTCGGTGGAAATTCCGGTGGAGTCTATTACTTCAATGGCACAGGACTAGCCTCTTCTAATACTCTTGCCACTAATCAACTGATGCTTGGAGGAGGAACGGGCAACGGTCCCTTCAGCCTTGGCTCTCTAGGCACTACTACCACTGTGCTGCATGGGAATGGCATCGGAGCACCTAACTTTGGTGCCGTTAACCTTTCAACTGATATTACAGGCCTAACGCCAGTTGGTAATGGTGGCATCGGAGTTGGTACTCTTACCGGCATTGCCAAAGGCAACGGCACGGCGGCATTTACCCCTGCCACTTTCTCTGACTTCGCGGCGCTCGCAACTGGAACCGCTAGTTCATCTACCTTCGTCCGTGGAGATGGGGTATGGGCTACGCCAGCTGGTGCGGGCACTGTCACTACGACTGGGTCACCTACCACTGGTAGTTTGGCCAGCTTCTCCGGAGCGACTTCAATTGCTACGGGCGATCTTAGCGGCGACTGCACAACCAGTGGTGCGTTGGCGATTACCTGTACAAAGATCAACGGTACGGCGGTGACGCTGGGCGGAGCTTTCACAACTGCTGGAGCATTTGCCACTACCCTTACAGTTACCGCGACGACCAACGCTACCTTGCCTTCTGGTACATCGAACATTGGCTATCTTGGCGTTCCGAATAGCGGCGGTGCCGGGAACATCTACAGCTCTTGTCACAATCCTGCACTTGCCGACCAAGGCACCAAGATAGTCCTGAACGTCTCGAGCCCGTGTGCAGTTACAATCCCAGCTAACTCCTCGGTAGCGTTTCCAACCTCTTCGTGCTTCTACGTCTGGAATGTTCCAGGGAGTGCCGTAGTAACCGTAGCAATCACTACCGATGCGTTGGGTGTAGCCGGGGGTACTGGGACGGGATCTCGAACGATAACAGCGCCCGCTACCGGAGGACCAGCGATTGGAGGGTTCTGCAAATACGATTCAACTCATTGGGTTACCTGGTTAGGCAATGGTGAGACCTAAGATGCGCTGGACACGTAACCTACTTTTAGGGCTATTGCTCACGGTCGTTGCACAGGCAGCGACCCCGATATTTGTTCTCTTCAACGGGGCCTCTTCTCCTGCTCCTCTTGCGCTGCTAACGTATCTTACCAGTTTGGAAGGAACTGGCACGATGCTCTCTGGACAATGGGCTGACCATTTTACAGCACCATCGGGGGGTACTTATAGCGTTTATCTTGATCAGCTCCTGCCAGCTTCAGGTGCCACGCCCGCCAATGTAACTGTCAATGACCATGTTTCTGGTAATACCGGGATGGCACCGGCCATCTTAGGTATCATCCTAAATACCTCTCCTACGCAGTGCGGCGCGACGCCGACTCTGGCTCAAGGCCTTGCTGTTGTCAATGGCTGGCTGGCTACAGGGGGAATTGTCCAGATCTCCGCCGATACCCCAGACCCCGCGCAGAATCCTAATTGCGTATTCACTGGCACGGGCTCAACTTTTCCCGGCGTGATAACGCCTGGAAATGCCTACTACAATACCTTCATGTACGGTGCGGGCTGCTCTGCTGGCAGCCCATGTGGCGGTGTCTGGTACATTGCGCAGATGCTGAAGTCGATCTCCGCCGGGCACAAAGTTCTTTTCCGCCCGCTGCATGAAAGTAATCTGGCCACCAGTAGTAACTGGTGGGGCACCAACGGAACCTCTGGCCCGGTAACGAATGCTCAGTTCGTAACGCTATTCAAGCAGGAAATTGATTATATCCGCGCGCTGGGTGTGACTAATATCTTAGTTGAATACAATATTAATAACTTCGGTGGGGGCTTCAGTCAGAATGATCCAGGCCCTAGTTATCACGATGTTGTCTCTGGAGATATCTACGGTCCTACAACACAGGCTAATGTTACCAGCACATTGTCAAACGGCTCGGCCGGTTTCACCTATCTCCAGACTCTTAACCAGCCTATGCTGTTGGCGGAGGTGGGAGTTCATTCGTTTAATCCGGGCAGTGTTGCTTTGTACACCTACAACAACAATATTTGGGATCAGGCGATCCAGGCAGGGTCTGGGATAACTCATTTAGTGGGGACGATAATCTGGAACCAGACCTTTTGTCTTGACTGCCAATTGTCGGCCCTTAGCTACATGCAGAATGATATCAATCGAAGTCAATTGCCTGTGATCACTAACTAATCGAGAGAGATCAGTGGTTAACATTCCTTGGACAGCCGATTCCTCTCAAGTTACCGCTGATAGTACTCAGTATACAGCTGATGGAGGGATCATTGTTCCGGGGACTACGGTCTCACTGGTTACTACCAGTGGGACGGTTAGCCAAACACAATTCCTGACACAGCAGATTTTGGACCATGCCTTTCGACGTTGCAAGGTCCCTACACAGAAGATTACTGGGGAGTACATCGATACAGCCTTAGACCTGCTGTATATGGTTCTCTCCACTTTATCTGATCGGGGAATTGCCCTATGGGCTATCCTCAAGAATATTCTACCCATCTACGAGAGCATCTACCAAGTGGTGATGCCGGTCGGGACCGTAGATGTTTATCAGGCTATGCTTCGGACTTCGACACTCCTGACGGGTACTCCAACTGCTAGCAGCGGAATCGCGGCGAATGCTTTTGATCAGAATCTAGCTACCTCATGTACTCAGACTTCACCGGGAGGCTATATAGATCTGGCCATTCCCGCTACCAACGCCATTCCAACCTATGGATTTCTGCCGAATTCTTCTGGTATATGGAATCTCATAATCCAAGTATCCACCGATGGAGGAATTACCTACCAGAATATCTTCTTCAACAGTGCGCTTGCCGTAGTCCAAGGTCAATGGTTCTGGGTCGATATACAAGGTGTGCCAGACGGCATCACCAATGTTAGACTTCAGGCCGGTCCTAACACAACGCTCGATATCATTGAATTCTGCGCTGAGACGGCTCCGAATGAGATTCCGATGGCGAAGCTCTCTCGAGATGATTACGTCAATCTGCCGAACAAATATTTTCAAGGCCGGCCTGTTCAATTCTGGTACGACAAGCAGAGAGTGCAACCGATATTGACACTGTGGCCTACACCTCAGGCTCAATTCACTTTCAATCAGATCATCACGACGTCTCAGCGATATATCCAAGACGTAGGTACGATGACTCAGATTATCGAGGTGCCGCAGCGGTGGTATCTTCCTATTATCTGTGAATTAGCGAATCATTTGATGGCTGAGATTCCGGAAGCTCAGGCCGATCCTATGCGCGTGTCTAATGACGCTTTTCTCGAAATGAAGAAGGCGTGGGACAGTGAATCGGACGGTGGCCCGATACGAATTCGAGCCAATATTACACCGTACACGAAATGCTGATATGAGCGTATTCTTAGACCCAACTGGGAAAGCAACTTACGGCATCGGTATTTGTGCCCGGTGCTCACGCAAGATGTCTCTTACAGAGCTCTATTCCGATCCGAACTCGCCAGGACTGATGGTCTGCAGAGAGGACCTGGATGACCTTGATCCGTACCGCTTGCCGGCACGCGAGACCGAGCGCATCAATCTGGATTTTGTACGTCCGGATATCCCGATTGCGGTTTCGTTTGTGGATGCAGCTGGGGACAATACGCTGATCGACAACGAGAACATCAACCAGTATCCGTATTCGTTGTTCCAACCGTCTACGATACCTCCTCCACCTCCACCTCCTCCGCCACCGACGTCTCTTCTATCAACTGCCAGTGGAGTGGAGATCGTAACTGGTAGTGGTTTGGGTATTGAAACTTAGGAGGGATTATGTTATCACTTGAACAGATTCAACTTCTCAAGGCGACTCTTCTTAGTGACCGTCTCAGGGTCGGGGGACATGAGATTGTAGTAATCACGGGGCTTATCCAAGCTCTGGATAATGAGGAAAAGCTCCTGTTGGCCAATCAAGTCAGAACGCGTCTCCGGCCGGTGCCGGGACCTGGTATTCCCACAGTTCAAGTCCCTCCTGAACCTGGGACCAGTCCCGGCACCGGATCGGCTTCTCAGAATAACGAGTAAGAAGTGCCGACTGCTACTACATTCAGCTCGTTGAGTCTCGATCTCCAAAGCTATTGTGAGAGGGGATACCCTCAAGACAAGACGGTACTGGCCCAGATTCCGAGGCTGATAAATCTGGCAGAGCGGACCATTGTTACAGCTCTCAAGATTGAAGGATTTCTGGTTCCGGCTATTAGCGCTATGCAAGCAACAAAATCAGTTTACCAGAAGCCGGATCGTTGGAGAAAGACTAAGTCAATGAATATCGGAACTGGATCGAACAACAATGTTCGTTCGCCGGTATATCCCCGTGACTATGACTACTGCCGGCGCTTCTGGCCTGATTCAAGCCAGACGGGGAAACCAAAGTTCTATGCGGATTACGGCTACTACAATTGGTTGATTGTTCCTACTCCAGATGCGGCTTATCCCTGGGAAGTGAATTATTACCAGCAGCCTCCGTTGCTCGATGACAACACTCAGTCGAATTGGCTTACGAACTTTGCCCCGAACATGCTCTTGTACCGATGTCTGCTTGAGATGACCACTTTCTTGAGGGATGATGGAAGAATTCCAACTTGGGAGAAGCTATACGAGACCGAGTTGCAGAATGTAAATACCCAGGATCTTCAAAAGATCGTGGACGGCAGTTCGGTTAGAAACGAGGCTTAAATCATGTCAGCATCAGGGTTCAATGAGATCTTTGGGGGTTCGCTGGTTTATCCGTCCCAGCTATCTTACCTACCTCTAGCTCTTACGTCCGATGTTCAACTGAATTGGCCAGTTGAGCAGAATCCTGGCGGTGGCAATATTGCGGCCGATATCATTGACGTTAATGCGGCTTCGACGGGTCTATCCATTCAGTTCTCCGATGCCACTCAGGTAGCCACGGGGTACTCGGCTCTGATAGTCAATGTCGGAGCGAATACTTTTTCAGTTCTAGATGATGCGGGGAACACCTTGGCCTCAATTGCTTCCGGGCAGGCCTGGCAGTTATATCTTCGGAACAACACCACTCCACAGGGAGTGTGGGGAATCTTCCAATTCGGTGCCGGAGTATCAAATGCCAATGCCGGCGCGCTTGCCGGGGCCGGTCTACAAGCGATCAACTCAACTTTGAATGAAGCGGTCATAATCAATGAGCAGAATACCAACTATACGATTCAAGCTTCTGATCTGGCCACAGTCATTGAATGGACGGGAGGAGTAGGGACGATCACTAGTCCGAGTCCGGTAACGGTCGGTGACAATTGGTTCTGTATGATCAAGAACAATGGCACTGGTGATGTTACCTTTACGCCGGCGTCAGGAATGATCGATGGTGCTTCCTCTCTGGTGTTCGATCTCAACCAATCTGCATGGATAGTCTGCGACGGTACGAATTTCTTCACATTGGGCTATGGCCAAGCAATCAGCTCTATCTTCAACTTCATACAGATCTCACTTGCGACAGTCACTGGGGACTATCCGTTGACTGGAGCACAGCTTAATGCTATTTCTTATCGCTTTACCGGAGCACTCGCCGGTAATACGGTCGTGAGAGTTCCGTCCACGATCCAACAGTATTGGGTAGACAACGAGACATCGGGGGGATTCACACTCAGCTTCGGAACCGTTGGGCAGGCAACTCCTGTAGAGGTTCCAACCGGCCAGAAGAATATCTTGTACTGTGACGGTACCAATGTGGAGGCTGCCGTTAGTGGTACATTGACTCTTCCCGTCACGGCCGTTAATGGCGGAACCGGACAGACGGTATATGCCATTGGTGATCTGCTCTACGCATCTACTACCACGGCACTTTCGCGGCTAGCGGCTAATGCCGCAGCGACGAGGAAATTCCTTACTGAGATCTCTGGAGGAATACCCGTCTGGAATACTTTGGCGGCATCCGATCTAGGATCTGGTGCAGCCAGCTCTACGAGCTTCCTGCGGGGCAATCAAACGTGGTCGGGACTAGCTGCAACTGATCTAGGAAGCGGCTCTGCCAGTGCTGCTTCGTTCTTGAGAGGAGACCTGACTTGGAGTAATACTCTAAATGGTCCTCTCACCGTAACTGGAGGCCTTTTCGCTAACGGGGGCTTTTCTGCCAGCAAGGGAGCAAATATCTCAACCTCCTTAGGGAGCGCAGCCCTTAGCGTTAGTGGAGGTTCATCTACGAATGCTATGGATGTTAGTGGGGGAATAGGGTTAGGAACCTTTGGAGCCGGTGGTGTTATCTTTACTGGGTATTCACTTACTCACCCTGACCTTGGATTGAGTGCATTTGGAACGGGTTCAATCGGTGCGGCATTTCCCAGTGTTACCAATAAGCCAGGTGCAACTGGTGGTACGGCTGGTCCCTCTCAGTGGTTGTCTATTAGTTTGAACGGAAATGCCTATCTAATTCCTTGCTGGACCTACTAATGGCCGTTAACCAATTTGCAACAACGCAAGTAGCCGTCACCTCGGCTTCTGCTACGCAGTTGTTAGCGGCTCGGACGGGAAGGACCTCGGTAAGACTGATATCGAAGCCGAAGCTCAATAGCCAATTCATATACATCGGTCCGACGAATGCCGTAACCGCTGCGAATGGGTATCCTCTTCCAAGTGGCTCGGAGTATATCTTCAATAGTGAGATAGCTGTTTGGGCTATTGTCAATCAGGGGGCTGGGACCGTGGATGTTCTTGAGATGTGGGATATCTAATGGGCGATCCTACCCCTCACGAAATTACGTCTCAACCTGGAATCCAGCGGGATGGAACGCAATTGGATAGTCTCCACTATCTTGACGGATTATGGTGCCGGTTTGCCAAGAATCGACCGAAGAAGATCGGAGGCTATAAGTCTATTACACAGACACTTCCCGAGGTGCTGCGAGGACTCTCCCATTTCGCGGTAGCTGGAAACTCGTATTTCCACGGAGGAAGTCAGTCTTTCCTTACTCAGGTTGAAACTGATAAGACGGGAAATATCATCCAGAAGTATGACCGCACACCGTCAGGCTTTGCAGTTGATCCCGCAAATTTATGGCAATTCGATTTTCTTTTCGATCCGGTGGCAAAGATCACGAATCTGATAGCTCATGCGGCTCCAAATCTGGTCAGTCTAACCAGTACAGTCGAAACTCCGATCTATTACGGACAGGTTGATGCAACCGGAGTGCTTACTGCAACTGGCATGGATAATCAAAGTGGAGGCGTAGTCGTTCTCGAGCCGTTCCTAGTGACGTATGGAAACGGAGGGCGTGTAGATATCTCGAATCCGAATGACCTAGTGACTCCGAACCCAAATTCCGCCTCCATCACTAGTTCAAAGATCATGAAGGCGCTAGTGCTGCCGGGGCAGAATGGACCTGCAGGTATTTTCTGGTCAACTGATTCAGTGATAGTTGGAACCTATGCCGGTATCAATCAAGGTGTCCTGGCTTTTAATACCATCTCGGCAGAAAGTTCTATTCTCTCGGCTCAAGGTGTAGTCGAGTATGATGGGGTCTACTATTGGGCCGGTGGAGATCGCTTCTTGATGTTCAATGGAGTCGTCCGGGATATACCGAATGAGCTGAACTCGAGCTTCTTCTTCGACAACGTAAATATGGTCCATCGCCAGAAGGTATTCGCATTTAGAGTTCCTCGGTGGGGTGAGATCTGGTGGTGCTTCCCGCTCGGTAGTGCAACCGAGTGCAATCACGCGGTGGTCTACAATGTGCGTTACAACACATGGTATGATACACCGCTGCCGGATGCGGGACGCTCGGCTGCCGTCTTTTCAGCCCCATTTCCTCGTCCGGTAATGTCCGATTTGGATCTTACTACGAATGGCTATACTCTTTGGCAGCACGAGTATGGTGTAGACAAAGTGGTAGGTTCCTCCATAAAGGCGATTGAGTCCTACTTCCAGACCTCGTTCATCTCAGCTATCATTGCCAATCCGGCCGTGAACAAAAACACTCGGGTAGCGAGGGTAGAACCGGACTTTGTCCAAGCTGGGGAGATGAGCCTTACAGTGCTCGGGCAGGCGAATGCACGAGCGGTAAATGTCAATAGCCTCCCTTTCGTTTTTCCTGATCTTTCGGGGACTCCTTTAGATGCTGGAGACCAGCTAGTAGAGACGAAGACGGAGAGGAGACTCCTTTCTTTTCTGTTCTCGAGCAATACTCCGGGGGGGAATTTCTGGGGCGGGAAGATCATAGCGCACCTCGAGCCGACCGATGGGAGAGTTACGACATGATCGATCCTCGAGTAGTAAGTACCTTCCCTCTCTGGAGCGATTTTACAAGGAAGCTTGTCTCTGGTATGCTACCGGGTGTCCAGATTCCAAAGTTCGATCCGAACTTAGAGACATGGCAGGACTGGGGCTTTCGAGTTCTGCAGAATCAAGCGATTAGAGGCCTGCATCCACCGGACCCGCGAGGGTTCGAGGACTGGCAGAGCTGGGCTTTTCGATTCAATCAAGCGATCGGATGAACGGAGGATCTGTGAAGAAACACTTTGATGATGGTGGCTCTACCTCAGATGGTTCGAGTGGAGCCTCGTTAGGTCCCTCGTTTCTCTCAAAGATCGGAAGCGCTCTCGGCCCTACACCGGGATCAGATCCTCTCTTCTCCCTGGCAGCCAAGTATCTGCCCTTGGCAATGCTGATCAGCTCTCTAACAACGAAGAACTCGAATCAAAGGCCAGGCCTTCCAGGCTTTGCCACGTCGACAGGTGCAGTTCCTGGTTCGGCCGCTCGCACTCCGATAGCGGGCAATCCTGCCAGTTACTACACCTACGGGCAGAACACCCCTGGGCAAGATTTCTTCCAAGGCTCTCAGGGAATGCCTGGCTATTCGATTCCCGGTGCGGGCGGTCCAACTGCATCGAATCCCGGAGCAGGAACCATTCCAGGACCAGGAGGTGCCCTTGGCATGGCTACGGGAGGTGAGCCAGGCGAGCTGGTATCAGGTCCAGGCAGCGGTCGCGATGACAAGATCGATGCCAAGCTATCCGATGGTGAGTATGTCATGGATGCCGAGACCGTCGCGTTGCTCGGTGATGGAAGTTTAGAGGAGGGAGCAAAGAAACTCGACGCACTGCGCGAGCACATCCGGCAGCATAAGGGGAAGTCTCTCGCGAAAGGGAAGTTCAGTCCCAAAGCGAAAGACGCCTCGAGCTACCTAGGATCTGAGTCGGAGTGAAATCATGACGACGGCTCTCGATTTCCTGACTAACGGGCAGACTAACACTCCCGTCACTCTCTACGGGAATAATGCCACGTCCGGCCCGACGTGGATGCAGAATTACACGCAGGGGCTCATTGCGCAGTCAAATGCGATGGCTTCTCAGCCATTCCCTGTCTATCCGGGTTCACAGGTTGCGCCGTTCAATCCGACACAGCAGCAGTCCTTCAACGAGGTGCAGGGTCTCCAAGGCCAGTATCAAGGGGCTTTGGGACAGGCTCAACAGCTGGCAAGTAGTTCTTCAAATCCTGCGGCCCTGCAAGCGGCATCCGGATATCTGCCACAGGCGCAGAATCTCACGCAGGGAGCTCTCAGTCAGACCGGGCTAGGAGTAGCTAGTCCATATCTGAATTCCGCAATTAAGGGTGCAACTCCTGGTGCGATCAGCCAGTACATGAACCCCTACATCAACGATGTAGTCAAGCAGGCTGACTATCAGCAGAATTTGAATTTCAATCAGAACGTGATGCCTCAGATTAATGATCAGTTCATTCGTGGGGGGCAATACGGATCGGCGGCTAACCAGCGAGAAGCAGATCGCGCGGCACAGTCTCTGAATACTTCGGAGCAAATGAACACTGGGGCTATTCTCGGGCAAGGCTACGGTACGGCACAGCAAGGAGCTTTGGCGGCAGCCGGGATTACCGGACAGATGGGTGCAACGGCCGGATCACTCGGTACGCAGGCGCAACAGGCACAGCTGGCAGCCGGTCAACAGATGGGAGCACTTGGACAGATCTCTGGAGGTCTTGGATACGAACAAGGTGTTCTCGGTCTGCAGGGTGCGAATCAAGTAGGCCAACTCGGTGCTCTCGGGCAGACGCTTGGTCTACAAGGTGCTTCGGCTCTCAACGCTGCCGGTAATCAGCAGCAGGCATTGGCGCAGAAGAGTGCAGATACCGCCTACAATACGTTCCAGCAGCAGCAGCAGTACCCGGAACAGCAGGCTACGTGGCTTGCCAATCTCACGAAAGGGCTGGCAGGACCTTACACAACGGGAGCTGTCTCGCAGTCGGCACAGCAGCAGATTCCGAGTTCGGCTCAGATGTACGGATCGCCGCTCAGCCAGGCGTTGGGCAGTTACTCGGCATTGACAGGACTTGGAAATATGTTCGGCAGCAGCGGAGGAGGTTTGAACAGTATCCTCGGCCCAGGAACCTCGAGCCAGCTAGGAACCACGCTTGATCCGAATAGCGTGGCATCGGGCGGAAGTGCATTGAGTGCAGGTAATCTTTATTCTCCTAATGCCAACGTCGGCAGCGGAGTACCGGCACCGAACTTCAGCACTACCAATATGGGCCTTCCAGGTTATATGAGTATGGCCGGAGGGACTGGGGGAGGCTATTACCACTCGGGAGGTCCTGTATTTCGGCGTGAAGGGGGAGCACTTCCTAAGGTCTCGGATTACTGGTACGTGAGAGACCGGCGTTTCAACGGCGCTGACGGGCAAGCCGTCAAGCGCTTTGGGATCGGCGGAGTCAATTGGGATACGTCGGCTCCTCCCGATGTTGGAGGACTAAGTGGGGCTCCTAGCACAGGTATTGGTGGCATCGACTGGACTTCGGAAATACCAGGCCTTACAACCCCCACAGATCTATCAAGCCTAGGTCCTTCGGCCAGCCCATCCGTTGGTCCTTCACTAATGCAATCGATGCCGACAGCCTCGAGCAGTTCATCGAGTCCCGGAGCGACTTTGGGTGGAGCTCTAAGCTTGGCTAACCAAGGAACTGGACTCTATAATGCCGGTAGCAGGTTGATAGGGGGAACTGGTACGTCCGGCACCCCGCTTGGATCAACCCTTGGTACTGCTAATGATGTCTACGGCCTTTACAATGCCGCTGCCCACCCTGGAATTGCCACTGGGATCAGTGGGGCTGGTGGTGCGGCAGATCTCTATAGTAGACTCTCCGGTAATAGTCTCGGAGCGTTAGGACAAACGCTTGGTGGAGCTGGAGATCTTGCTGGAATCTATAACGCTATCAAGAATCCGAATGCTGGTAATGTTGCATCCGGTGCACTCGATGCGTATAGACTTTATGGTCTTGCCAGCAATGCTCTTGCCCCCAGCTCGGCAGCACCCGCCGTTGCTGGAGCGGCTGG